CGTGTGCGGCGAATTGCGGATACAACCGGAGATGACCCGGGCGGGCGTCGAGCGCGTACCAATCATCCTGATGATTGGCCTGCCATTGCCATTGGAGCCCGAGGGCGGGCGCATCAAATTCATCGTCGGTTTGCGGGGTCACGGCGTGACCAGTGGAACCGCCGGAATTTTCTACACCACATTTGGGTGTGCCTTGGTCTGTTGATCAAGTGCGGAAAGTGCAATCAGCACCAACTCAAGTTGCGAGGGCAAATATGGTTCAAGCTACCATTTCAACCAAGGCGTTGAATAAATTAACATCCTTTATTAAAGCTGAACCATATACTGCAACGAATGATCCCAGGAACATAACAACCTGTTCACCTGAGTTGACAACAATGATGTCGTGTTTCACTTATGCTTTCAAAGAAGATATTTTAAAGAAAACTAAGTGGTACGGACCTTCTAAAACTCCCACACAAACCATTAAACGTTTAAGACAAATTGTAACTGACGGCTCAACGCTGTCAGATATTAGCCGTCTGGACGGGTCAATGAGTGAGTTTTTACAGAATGTTTACATGCGTTGTCAAATGAAATGGCTCCATGAGAATTATAAAGCAGAGTATTTACATTGGCATAGGCAAGTCTATGTAAAGAAGGCAGTAACCAATACTGGCCTGCGATATGATCCCGGTTTTGGAACCCGTAGCGGTAGCCCGATTACCACTGACACGAACACATGTGCAACGGCATATGTGGATTACTGTGCGTTAAGAGGATTAGGTTATAATCCATTAGAAGCGTGGGGAGCCTTAGGCTTGTATACTGGTGATGATGGTGCGAGGAATCGTATACCTATGTTAGAGGAACAACTTTTGGTAGTGGCGCAAAATCTTGGGTTGAAATATGAAACTGAAGTCACTGATAAAGGGGAACCAATCAAGTATTGTGGAAGAATATTTGTTGATCCCCTAACCAGTGATGATTCATTTCAAGACCCGAAGAGAACTATACCAAAATTACACTTATCATCTAACAAAAATGTTTCGAATGAACAAGCAGCAATAAATAAAGCTGCAGGGTATTATGTTACTGATTCCAAGACACCTATTATAGGCGACTGGTGTCGCCAAGTTCATAAAATAGTAAATCTTAAGCCAAAGAATTTAACACATGAAGAAAAATATAAGTGTAGTAATTCTTGGCCACAGAAAGATTTAACTAGAATACGTGAAGTTTTCTGTAACGTAATGGACATCACTGGACAAGAACTACAACAAAGAGTCGATGCAATTGCCAACGTCGACGAATTGGATGGCTTTCCTGTAATCTTCGATATCACTTTTGAAAATAAATTAAGAGCTGATGTTGGGGGTACAATAATAGGGCCCACGCATCATGTTAATGATATTTCAATCACAAAATGGACAAACAACAACAACAACAAGAAACCAAATCCAACGCAGACCAGCTCCAGGAAGCCTATCAAAAATGGCGTAACTCTTGCAGAAGCCACTTATGTTCGCAGGTTGCCTTACAAGCAGCAAAAGCGACAGCATATAAAATGCGAGGCGCGAGCATCCACGAGTGGGACCCAGAAGAACTTGGGAGAGCCCTTGAAGCGGTAGTCAATACACTTATTG